ACACGGTCAGCTGCTGAGCGAGCCGAAGCTGGGTAGAAAGGTGAACCGATTTCTTCACATCATATGGAAATCGGACTACTCGACAAGAAGTCGCTGGATACGTCAAATTGTTTTTGCTTCTGATCAAGCCATCGCACCGCACAGCAAGAGTCTAGGGTTGATAGCCCTAATACTTGGCATTTAAGCCCACTCACTGCCCGGTTGCTCTACGCTACCATCTTCCTTTCGGAAGTTCTAGGTAACGCTGCTGTTTCTCAAGCCTGGGTTCCACCATTGGAACCAACAATCTCGTCCAACCACGACTCAAGGGATAAACCACCCGCTCCAACCAACTTGACTCACTTATCATCGTGATTTATCAAGAAAAGGAAGGCGCGCGATGTACTCCTCTTGCCCGAGTCCAACTTCACACTGGTCTGAGGATCACTCCTCAACTCTACTTTCTACAGCCCCCACTAGGGGACCGCTTCACTCGCAGATTAGGCATCTGCACCGTTGGTATCTCGGAAATACCAGGGGCTCCTGAGTCAACCTAAACACTCAGGAGATTTATCCACTTGTCATCCTCAACAGGATTGACAAGATGGCCGAAAGGACAAGCTCTATACCACTTTCCTGCCTGACGTAGTCGTCGGACAGAACAAAGAGGAATCTGGGCACTCAAACCTTTCATCAAAGAGGAGTATTCTGCCATATCTCCCACCTTCGATTCAAGGCTACTCAAGCTACCACGGAGTACATACTCCATTGCAGCCGAGTTGTCACGGAAAAGATCGAATCCGGTACACGAGCGTACAACCTGAAGTAATTCCCAATTTGCGGAACGAAACAACTGGTTGATCCTCTTTGCCTCCATCTTAGTACAACGAAGGGCATCATAAATGGCATTCAGAGCGGGAATGCGCCCAAACAAGCTCTCATCATCGTCCGTAAAGGCCCCAATTCCAGTCCGTTTGAGATCGGAACCTTGTTTCCCTTTACCTCGGTTCAAGAACAAACCGAAGGAAACATAGTTCACCTCATCAATACGACGGATAAAGTGGGAGAAAGGATCAGGATTTAAAAAGTCATGTGTTATTCGGAAAAGCACAGAATTAATCTGCGCAACCGAAGGAGAAAAGAGATTTTTTCCAACTGAAGGATAAAAACCACATTCTTCCACAAGCTTCCACCAAAACTGATACTCTTCCTTTGTGGCACAAAAGAGGATGTCGTCACCGTTTACCAACACTTTAGGAGACTCTCTCCCTAGGCGTTTGAAGGCCAACTTAAAAATCAAATAGTTGGCAATGCAAAGGATAGGAAAACTCAGAACATGTCCCATGAGCTGGCCATTTTCTTGTTTTGGATCATCACAATCCATACAAGACCAGCTCCGGTACAATTCCGGGAA